TATTAATTAATTAAAATTTACAAATTAATTAATTAATAAAATGAAAATAATAAATATAAATAATGTATATAAAAAAAATATAATAAAGAAAAATAATAAAAATTCAAAAATAAATAAAAAAAAAAGTATTTATGATATATTAAAGATTAATATTATAAAAAGAAAAAGAATTTATAAATTAGATAAAAAAAAAAAAAGAATAAATAAATATTGGGCGATAGAAAAAAGGAAAAAGAAAATGGGTATTAAAATAGTATTAGATACTGAAACGAATGGAATACCAAAAAAAAATAGAGAAACAGGATTATTTGATTATAAAAATACAGAAGATTTTGAAAATGCTAGATTACTATCGATGAGTTATTTAGTATTAAATAATGATGATGCAATATTAGAGAAAAAAACAATTTATATAAATCCTGATTTTGAATTGTGTAACAAAGCACAAAAAATACACGGATTAACGAAAACTTTTTTAAAAGAAGCGGGTATATCAATAGAATATTTAATAGATAATTTAAAAGATGTTTTTAATAAATATAATATAGATATAATAATAGCACATAATATAGAGTTTGATTTAAATATAATATTATCAGAAATATATAGAATGAATAATAATGATAATTTTATAGATATTTTAAATAATAAAGAATTGTATTGTACGATGAAAAAATTTTATAAAAAATTAAATTATTATAAATGGCCTAAGTTAAGTGAAGCCTATAAATATTTTTATAATAAAGAAATAATAAATGCACACGATGCAGAATATGATACATTTCATTGTTATCAAGTTTATCTTAAATTAATTCAATTTTAAAATTAATTAAATAAAAATAAATAAAATAAATAAATGGAAAAATTTGAATGTAAAGATTTGGTAAAAAGTTCTACAAAATATTTTTATAAATATAATATAAAAAATAAAGTATGGTCAAATTATATGAAAGATGAAAGTATACCAATAGAAATAAGAAATTTAATAAATGGTGTTAGATATATTTATGCGAATGAAATAAATAATAAATTGGAGAATTGTTGTTTATTTAATAATAATGAGATATCAGTTTATCCAACAGGTTCAAAAAAATTATCAAGTGATATAGATACACAAATAGCATTAAATATAAATAAAAAAAATAATGAGGAAAAGATAGAACAGATAATAAATAAAATAATAAAATTATTAAATGATTCAAAAAAATTATGGAAAATAAGATCAATAGAAAAAACATTAGATATAAATTATTATCCACCTGCACTATTAAATATATCTGATAAGAAATTAAATATACATTATATATTAGTTAGTAAAAATAAAAATAAAAATAATATGTATGATACAATATGGATACCTCAACTTAAAAATAAAACATTATACAAAAATTTTTATAATAAAGAAATAGCTCTTTTAGAAGATTATGAAAATAAATATAATAATCATAATACTCATATTTTTTATTCAAAATATGAAAAAGAAACTATTAATTGTTTAAATAAATTAATTAATAATCAACTTATATACAAAAAAAATAATTATGAAGATGATGAAGAAATTAATAATAATATTCATTGTTTAGTCAAAAATTTTCATATTGGACCTGAAATGTATTTTACTTATTCTAGTGTTTTATTAATTGTATGGTTAAGTCAATTAAATCATAAAATACCCATAAATATTATAAAAAAATTAGCACCTATTGCAATAAAAGAACATAAAATTTTATATAAAATAAAAAAAAAAGATAAATATTTAAATAGAATTAATTTTTTAAATGAATTTATATAAATATTTTTAAAAGTATTTAAAAATATATTACTATAATATATATATATTTAAAATTTTTTTTTTTAATATTATTTAATATTAAATAATATTAAATAATATTATTTATTATTTTTTATATTGAAGCATAAGTTGGTTAATAAGATTAAATTTTTGTTCTGCTAATTTATCCATTTGTTTTTGTTTTTCAATTCTTTTTTGTTCTTTAAGTTGTTGTTTTTTTTGTTTTAATGCTTCTTTTAGCATATCTTCTTCACTCATTTGATATGATATATTACTTCTTGCACTTTCAATAGCGCCTAAATTTCTATAATCGGCTCTTTGTTTAACTAATCTAGGGTCAATTAAACGAGATGTAGAATGTGCTTTTCTGTAATCCATACATTCAAGATTTTGAGAACTATCAGAATAATCATTTATTTTGTCAACACCTAGTTCAGCATATTTAAGTGTTTTATAAGATGTTGGTAATGCAATAGGTTCTTTATAAACAATCATTTTTTGATTAATTTTGGAGATATTTTGATTTTCAAAAGTATTATTAAAATTTTTCATAGAACTTACTTTTTTTTCAATATTTATGTCTTCTCTTCTAGGATCACTTTTATGCATTAATCTACCATACCCATCATCAAACGCATTATGAATTTTATTATCATCATATATTTTATTAAACATATCCTTAAAATCTACTGGTTGTGCTTCTGAATTTTTTTTTTGTTTTTGATATATATTTTGATATACATTTTGAGGATTAAATGTTTTATTACTTTGATATTTATCTTTATAATCACTAAAACCCGTTTTTAATTCATTAAATTGTTTATTAATTCTTTTTAATTTATATTCTTCTGATAATTTCTTATAACATAATGTAACCAACTTAAATAATTGCTCTGAACCTCCTTTATCTGGATGAACTTTTTTCGCTAATAATTTATATTTTTGCTTTAATTCATCTAAATCATAATTTTTTGAAACACCCAATATTTCATATGGATTAATATTATCATTCATATTTAAAATATAATTAATTTATTATATTTAATTTTTTTATTATTTTTAACTTAATTAATTAAATTAATTTAAAAATTAAATTTTTTAATTAATTATAATTAAATTAATTAATCATTTATAATATGAATCGTGCTTTTTTTATGAATAATGGTTTTAATTTTGTTGAATTTGATATACCATCATTTGTATTTAATCACGGAGGCATTCCAAGAGGCATTCCAAATATGAATACTCAAATCAATCAAAATAAAATAGACCCATATAAAATATTAGAAATAGATAAAAATAGTACAAAGGACGACATAAAAAAATCTTATCGTAAATTATCTTTAAAATATCATCCTGATAAAAATAATGGTGATGATGAAATGTTTAAAAAAATAAATGAAGCATATAATATTTTAATAGATGATGAACAAAAAATACAACACGACCATTTTAACAATTTTAATCACGAACAACATTTTTCTTTCAATACAGAAGAAATATTTAAAGAATTTACAGATATTTTTGATGTTTTCCATAATAAATATAAATCATCAAATAATAACTCAAAAGAACAAAAAAAACACGAACAAACAATAGATATTCTAATTAAAATAGAAGAAATATTATTAGGTTCAATAAGAAAAATTAAATATATAAGAGATAATTTATGCAATAAATGTAATGGTACTTGTGCTTTTCATCCAAACGATATTGTTAGATGTGTTAACTGTATGCCTCAATTAAATAATTTATCATTTATTAAATTAACACCTAATCCTAATTGTCGTTCTTGTTTTGGAAAAGGTATTTTATTAAAAAGTGAAAGAAGATGTACTAATTGTAAAAATGGTTTAATGAAAAAAGATACAATTATACAAATTAAAATACCTAAAGGTATTCCAAATAACTATACTGTTCTTTTAAAAGAAAAAGGAAATTATAATTTAAATAATAAAAATTTTGATAACTTAAAAATTAATATTAAATATGATTTAAATAAAAATGTAGAAATAAATAATTTAAATTTAATATATAATTTAGATATTTCATTAAATGAATTATTTAATGGATTTCAAAAAAAAATTAATATTTTAAATAATATTAATTTAGAACAAATTAAAAACAATGAAGAAATTAATAAAGAAGTAAATAAATATACAAAAACTATTGAAAAAACAGATTATTTTAAACCTACCGAAAATATTATATACAAAAATAATGGTTTAATTAATTATAAAAATGAGAATGAAATAGGGGATTTAATAATTAAATTTAATATTTTATATCCTGAAGAAAATAATAATAATTTTATAAAATACAAAAAAGTTTTTAAACAATTATTTAATAAATCTAATAATTTTATTTAATTAATTAAATAATTAAATTTTAATAATTAATTTTTAATAATTTTATTTTAATAAATTAATTAATTAAAATAAATTAGATAAATGAAAAATAAAAATTTGAGATATGTTAAAAAATCTGATAAGTATTATCAAAAAATAGAATTGATAAATGGAAAAGAAAAAAAAACAAGAATTAGTAAAAAAGAATACAATGAGAAAATGAATAAAAAAGGTGGATGAGGTTTAGCTTCAATGCTTCCTAAAATTGAAAGAAAACAAAACGGAATTCAATATGGAGGTTCTTGAGGTCACCAATATTAGACCAAAAATTTATTTAATTAAATTTAATAAAACTTTTTAATAAAAAATTTTTAATAAATTTTTTTTATTAAAAATGTTTGATAATGAAGTTTATTATCTAAATTCTTATGAATGATAATATAACTGATAAAATAAATTTAATTAATTAATTTCTTATTAATTAAAATTTTAATTAATTTATTAATTTATTAATTTATAATTTTCTTTTTGAAACTCTATTTTTATTTTTTAAAATAAAAACAGAATAATATGAAAGAAATAATAATTGTATTATAATTAAACCATATGTAAATAATAAATAATATCTAAAAAATTTTTTTCTATTATCATTAGCACAATTACAATTATTGTTTTTTAATTCTAATTCATAATTATAAAAATATACAGAAAATGTAATAAATAAAAATATATTTACAAAACTTAATACCATTAATAAAGCATTAAAATTAAGAGGTTCTAAAACAAAAGTTAATAAAAACAAAACTACTTGTAAACCTACAAAAATTAATAAAAGATTTTTTAAAACTTTTCTATTATTTGTTAAAGCACAATTACAATTTTTTTTATTTTCTAAATCATATAAATATTTAATAAAAACACCATAAACAACTAATGGAATTATAGAAAATACATTAAATCCCATATATTCTCCTGTTAATGCTCCTTTAGCCATTTTATTATAAATAATATATTTTATAAATAATATATTTTTATAAAAAATATAAAAAATAATTGATTATTGATTATTGACTAAAATTATAATTCATTTTAAAGTTTGTATCAACCATAATATCAATATTGTGTTTATTTAATTTATTACAAAACGCATAACTATCTGAAAATACGCTTATGGTATTATCAATATCATAATCAAACCACGGATATGGTAATTTTTCAAGAGTTCCTTTTTTAAACATCATCCAACCCATATCAACAAATTCAGATTTCACATAGCGATTATCAATTTTATTATCCATTTGCACAAGTTCTTGGTGTTTAATAAAATTAATAGCACTTTGTTCTTGATAGGCTTGTTTATTAAAATTAATAACAACATTTGAAAATTCATTATTTAATAAATAAACTCCACTTGTACACTCATAAGGTGATTCTATTAATTTAGTTAAATCATTAAAATTAAAAATTATATTTTTATCTAAAAACAAAATATAATCATAATCTAAATTTCCTTGAAACACTTTTTGATTTCTATCATGTGTTCTAATATTTCCACCTAATAAAACATTTTTAGATAAAAACACATTTTTATCATAATTCATACTAAGTAAAGGACGATAATTATTTTGCATACATTGAATAATTAATTCACTCCAACAAACTAAAAAGCTGTTTGAAAATTCTTTTCCGTATACACAAAATAATATAGTTTGAGTTGGTCCTTTATTATATGGACCCGCTTGTGAATTTGTTTTTCCTAATTTTTCATCTTTTTCTATATTTTTTAATTCTTTTTCTAAATCTTCTAATGTTGAAACTGTTTTATTATCTGTCATATTAGAATTTAATTTTTCTATATCAATATTATTAGACATATAATATTTATAATTAATAAATTCAAATATTTTTAAATACTTTTGAAAAAATTAATATTTGCATAAATTCTTTTTTGTTTATAAAATTCTTTGTTTTTATATTCACTTATAATATTATCACTTTTCTTTTTACAAAATTCTTCATTTAAATTATTTTTTATATTTATATCTTCCAAAAAATTACTATCTTTACTGTATTTTAAAAAACATTTATTACAAGACACATTTAAACATTCTTCTTTACATACAATGTTATTTATAACATTATTAATCATTTTATTATCATTTAAATTATTATTAATTTTTTTATTATTATAATAATATATTTGTGTATTTTTTAAATTACAATAATCTAACATTTATATTAAATTATAAAATTAATAAAAAATTTTTTAAATTTAAATTTATTATAATTTTTTTTTTTTTAATTAAATTATTATTAATTAAATTATTATTAATTAAATTATAATTATGAGAGAACAAAATATAGCAATTATTTTATTTTATTTTAAAATTTTTATGTATATTTTCGCAGCAATATTTGCAGGATATACTGTAAATGATTTAGATAAAAATTTTTTGAATAAATTTAATCAGGCAAATTATCAATTTTTAATAGTATTTATTTTAACTGCTAGTTTTTTCAATTTTCGTTTTAAAAAATGGAAAGAAAATTTATTTGAAATTATAACAATATCTATTTTATCTACATCTATGTTACAATTATTAAGGTCTTTTAAAAGAAATAAACAATATGTTGATAATTTATAAATTTATAAATTATTAACGCCCTGTACTACCAAATCCACCCTCACCTCTATCTGTCTCTTCCAAACTTCCAACTTCTTCTATTATAGGTGTTGCTATTTTTTCAATTATCAATTGAGCAATTCTATCATTTTTCTTTACTTGATACATCTCATCACTTAAATTATGAAGCATTACTTTAACTGGACCAGTATAATCTCTGTCTACAACACCAGCATTTACTAGTATACCCTTTTTAGACAATCCACTACGTGGCGCAATACGTCCATAAGTACCTTCAGGTACAGTGAAACTAATACCCGTATCAAATAAACGTGTTTGTTTAGGCATTAAACGACCTTCATCAATAGTATAAAGGTCATAACCTGCAGCTTGTTTTGAACCTCTTTTAGGAATTATAGCATCATCGTGGTTTTTACATACAATTAATTTATTATCCATTTTTCAAATTTTAAAATAAAACAGATTACTTTCTATATTATATTCATTAATAAAATTTTAAATCAAATTTTTTTTATAAATTATTTTATAATACATAAATCATTTTATAAAATATTTATTTAATTTAAAATGAGAACGCTTGATAGTGTATATAGTTTATATGTTGAAGAAATAAATGAAAATAATATAAAAAAATTAGTATTAAAAAATATAGAATCAGAATTAAATGGATTAGATGTAGAAAATAGTGAGTTTTTAAATAATTTAATAAATGAAGTAAATAAATATGAAAAAATTTCTATTTTTAAAATTAAATTACAAGAAAATTTAGATAATTTTTTAAAATCACCAGAAACCATATCATTACAACAAAGTGTTTCAAATAATTCATCATCAACATCCTCTGCAAGTTCAGAAAAAACAAATAAAACTAAAGTACAAAATTTAATTAAATTATTTGAAAATTTTTTAAATTATATTCAAGAATTAATTGTTTTACAAATTCAATTAATTTTATTTATTTATCATCATATTAAAATAGTTTTTAATTTTATTAATATACAAATTCAAAATATTAAACAAGATGATATTACACTTAATAATATTAATAATGCAACAATTGAAAAAACTACAAAAGAATTAGAAAATAAATCTATATTTAATAATCTTAAATCTTTAATAGATAAATTTATTGCTTTGTTTAACAGACCAGCACAAACAGGTCAAGGTTCTATTAATTTAAATACTCTCCAAGATATTAAAAATACATATGAACGCAATCTTACAAATTTAATATCAAATGATGGATTATTTATTAAAACATTTGCATATCTTCAATCTTTAATAAATTCATTTGAATCAACTATTAAAAGTTATAACATTAATATTGATGATACAGGTTTAGAAGAAATTAAAAATTCTATATTACAAATCAATGAATCACAAATTTTAAAATTTATCAAAGATAAATCTTCTAAATAAAAAAATAAAAATGATAATAATAATACAAAGAAAAAACCTGTTAATGAATTATTTAAAAAAATACAAGATATTACACCAGATGAAAAAATACAACATAATAAATTAAATAAATACTTTAATCAAACAGGTAGAGGACAAAAAGGAGGCTTCCCAAAAGGCGCTATTTTATTCCCAGAAAACCAATATGAATCTATAAATACCATCAAACATTTCATTTAATAAAAAATATTTTCATTTAATAAAAAATATTTTTATATAAAATCTAATTATTTAATTAATTAATTTTTTTATTAATTTAATTAATTAATTTTTTTATTAATTTAATTAATTTTTTTTATTAATTTAATTAATTAATTTTTTATATCAATTTAATTAATTAATTTTTTTTATTAATTTAATTAATTAATTTTTTTATTAATTTAATAATTTGCTAAGATATTGAGCAATTCTGTGATGATTTCTCTTTTTCTTTTACTATCAAAATAACGAATACGTATATTACAAAATCTCAAATATTCTTTTATTCTTTTCTTTGTATGTCTTGAACCATATATTAAATTAAAATTTTTTAGCAATCTTCTATTAATATCATATAAATTTTCTAATGTTAAATTAGTATCTCTATTAATTGCATTCCATACATCATCTATATTTAATAAATGATTTTTATAAATATAAATATCTAATTCAGGTATATATATTGCTATATTACGTAATTCTGTAGCAGTATAAGATGTTCTTCTTAATATTCCATTATAATATATTAAAATTCTTGAAGAATTATTTGTATATTCATAATCAACATAATTTTCTTCGTTTTCTTCAACATCATTTGTTAAATTAGTATTTTGCATTTTATCAACAATTTTATTTATTTCTTTTAAAGTATTTGCTATTTTAATATATTCATTTTCTTTTAATCCAGATGATATATCTAATATATCATTTAAATGTTCATTTATTTCATTTTTATAATTCATTATTTAATTTGAAATTTATAATAATAAGTTGTATATAATTTTATAAATATATATTTAGTTAAAATAAATCAAATTTTTAAATTTAAAAACATTAGGATATAATAAATATTATAAATTATTTTTAAATTATTTTATTCATTCATTTTAAGATTATAAAATAGAACATAAGCATTTTTAAATGGTATTTTATCTTTTGTGGTTTCATTAATAATTTCATCATCTATATACAACCATTCATTATCATTATTATTATTTTTTCTAATCATAGATACATAGTGACCTCCTCTAATATTTCCATAATGCAATCCAATTCCTTTTAATTCATAATTAATATTTTTATTTCTTTGTAAAACATAATTTTTAAAATCTAAATTAAAAGGAATATCTATTTTAATATCATTTTTACTTAATCTATCTTTTTTAGCATCATACACAAATCTTTTTAAATTAATAATTAAAACTGGCGGCAAATTCCAAAACTTTATTATTTTATCACTTTTTTTCTTACAATTACATTTATCACATTTCCATTCTATTTCATTATTATCACCATTATTTAACATTATTTTACTTGTGTATTGTTTAATACAATCATATAAATCTTTATTAGATGAATTACATTCTCCTACATTAATTTGAACAGGTAACTCTAAATTTAAACAATTAAAATATTCGTGATTATGATGAATAAAATCACAATTACCACAAACAATTTGTGATATTTGATGTCCATAAAAACATTCTATTATCTCTGAATATTCTTTAGAATGCAAATTAAACCAATGACCTATATTTTCTTCGTAAAATTGATTATATTTATTTATATTATTCTCATCATTAATACTATTAATTTTATCATTATCTAATATATATTTTTTATGTTTTAATAATATTTTATTAAAAATTATTTTAGTTTCAATTTCAGTAAATTTAATTTCTTCATTTAGTTTATTAATTATCATTAATAACATTTCGTGTATATCATTTTGTTGAAAAATATTAAAATAATCAAATTTATTTGATAAACATTTTATAAATCTTTTTGGTATTAATGAATTTCCATCTAATACTAAACTCTCATATATCATCTTTAGTTCTGTTATTAAAAATATATTATCTGATTCATTTTTTTTATTATTATTTAGTCTGTTCTTATAATTTTCTTCTTGATTAAAAAGAAATAACATAAAAGAATCACAAACTGATAAACATTGTATTAAAGTATTTGCATAACACGTTGAACCTATATTACGTAATCCACCATTTCTTTTTTCATATAATCTTTCTACTGATAACATCTTAAAAACATTAATAAAATTATCTATAATATAAATTTTATAAATTTTATAAATTTTAAATCAATTTTTTTTAATATACATTTAATTTAATAATGTTTGATGTATATATTTTAATGTTTATGTCAGCTATTTTAATTTATTTAGCAATTAATTATAAATTTAATAAACAAGAATTTGATAAACAAATAAGTAATTCAAGCAAAAATAGAATTTCTAAAGAATATTTAGTTAAAATTAAAAAAGAATTATTTGAAATATTTGATGATGATTATTTAAATAAAATAAATGAAAAAAAAAATAAAAATTTAAATGATTACTTTTTAGATTTAAAAGAACCCCTATTAGAAATTAAAACACAATTAAATAAAATTAAATAAATAAATTAAATAAATTTTTTATAAATTAATAAATTTAAATTAAATAATTTTTTATTTAAATATTAAAAAACATTAATTTAAATTAAATAAAAATGGTTATAGAATTAGAAATAGATAAAATAAATAATGATAATTTAAAAAAAAAATTAGAAAAATTAGATAAAAATTTAGAACAATTTAAAGATTTAATAAATACTCTAATACCTTTAAAAACAACAAAAGAAAAAAAACCTGATAAAATTAAAAAGGAAACTGAAAATATAAACAAAAAAATAGAAGATATTAATAATACTGTTGAAGAAATAAATAATGTAAATAGTGAATTAACTGAAAGTTTAATAACAAAAACAGAATTAAATAAAATAATATTCTCTTATAAAACAAAATTAAATGATTATTTTGAACAATTAAATTTCACAGATTTTTTATTAAAAAAAGATGAATTAGAAAATGAATTTTTAGAAAATATTAATGAAACTAAAAAAATAAATGATAATATATTAGATGATTTAGATAATTTTAATAATAATATTAAAACATCTATTGAATCTTTTTTACAAAAATTAATGAATATTGAACAAACAAAAAATAATTCTGGTTCTAGTGGTGGTGGTAATTATCCTGCTTTTATTTCTCAAACAGGTCAACCTGTTTCTGTTGCTAAAGCTGAATCTGTTTATGTTGCTAAACCTCCTGTTACTATTACTACTGTTAATCCATTTAATGAATTAAAACAAGGTCTAAATTCAATCATAAGGCTTTTAGAAGAAAAAAAAAAGCAATCTTGAAAGCATATTAAGGAAAAAAAAGAAAAATAATATAAATAATTAATATAAATTTAATTAGTTAAATTATATTTTTATTAATATTTTATTTAATTTATTAAATAAAATATAATGAATTATTCAATAGATGATTGTTTTTTAGATGAATTAAATTCAGAAGAATGTTTAGGTGATAACCCTGAAGAAAAATTATTAGAAATGATTTGGACATTATATATATTAATAGAAAAAAAAGAAAATGAATATTTAAAAACAAATAAATATAATGAGGATGATTTAAAAAAAATAGAAGGCTATATAAAAAACTTATTAAAACACGTAAATTTTTATGTGTCTGATAATAAAAATGAATTAAAAGAAGATAACAAAGAAAAAATAAATGCAGCAAATAAAGCAGCAGAAGCAGAAAGATTAGCAGTAGTAGCAGCAGCAGAAAAAGCAAAAACAGCAGCAGAAAAAGCAAAAACAGCAGCAAAAGAAGCAAAAACAGCAGCAGAAGCAAATGTAGCAGCAGCAGTAGCAGCAGCAGAAAAAGCAGTAGCAGAAGCAGAAAAAGCAGTAGCAGATGCACAAAAAGTAGCAGAAGCAGCAGTAACAGCAGTAGCAGATGCAAATACAGCAGTACAAGAAGCAAAAAATTTATTAACAGAAGCAAGAAATTTATTAGCAGAAGCAAAAACAGCAGCAGAAGCAGTAAAAACAGCAGTAGAAGAAGAAGAAAAAAAAAAAAACCAAATAAAATTAACTAAAACAAAATTACAAACAAAAACAACACACAAAGAAAAAGAAAAAAAAAAAACCAAGTACAATTAGTTAAATCAGTATTACAATCATCATCACCACCACGAGCATCACAATCATCACCACCACGAGCATCACAATCATCATCATCAGCACGAGCATCACAATCTCAATTAGAATCAACAAAAAATACTACTGGTCTACAATTATCAGATAATACAAACACAAATAAAATAAATAATAATAAATTTATAATTAATTTAATAAAAATTCTTAATTTTGGATTAGACACTAAAATTACAAATAACAATACTACAAATACAAATCAAAATTTTAATAAAAAAATAAATAATATTGTTCAACAAAATAATAACATAATTCATGCTTTATATAGTAATAATAATAACAATACTACTATTAATTTTGGTAATGAAAATACTATTGTTAAACCATTATTTTTAACAGATGGATTTATTTATGATAAAGTAAATATTAAAATAAATAAATATTATACACCATTATTTGGTATAGATGAAAATAATTTTTTTAAATCTATTCCAAACTCTGGAGAAAATAATAATTTAAATAACTATAAATTAATATTATTTATGATTAAATTTGATTATATAGGTTTAAATAAATTTCATAATATATATGAAAATAATAATATAAATTCTATTGATTATTTAGATAAAAGATATAATACACTTAATAATAATACATTTGTAAAGATAAGTGATAATATATATAAAATAAATAAAAAATACTATTATGATTATACATCAGATAATATACAGAAACATATAGTTGAAAATGTTGTTATAACAACATAATAAATATATAAAATATTTATAATAAATTTAAATAAATAAATAAAATAAATAAAATAATGAAAGAAATATTTTATAAAAATTCAGATTCATATTTAATTAAAACAAAACAAATAAATGATAATAATGATGATTTTATACATTTGAATTTAAACAAGATAGGCTTAGATGAAAATTCAGGTGAAAAATGGTTAAAAAATTTTACAGAAAATATGATAAAAAATTTTTCTTGTAAAAATAGAGATAATATTAAACAACATACAAATAATCATAATATCAGATTTTTAATTGAACTTGAAGATTATATAAAAAAATATATTATTGATTTTGATTATAGTTGTAAGGTAGTTGGCAATCAAAATAGTAATACATCTTTAAATGCAACTAATAATTTAATAAATGTAGAACAACAATCAAATCTTGATAAAAGTTATGAAAGAATTGAAAAAATATTAGATAATGTTTTAGATAAATTTTTAAATATTAAATATGAAAATAACGAATTTATAGAAAATATAGAAACTATTGACTCTACATTAAAAGAACAAATAGACCAATATAAAGAAATAAAAATATCATTAAAAAATAATATTTTTGAATCTCTTGGTAATGAATTAAATGATTATAATTATGATATTGGCAATAGTCGAAATAAAAATTTAATTGATTTAGATTTTGAAAATAATAATTATATTTATTATAAAAAAAATAATGAAGATAATATTAAATTAATTAATATACAAAAACAAGAATATAAAGATATATTAATAAAGAATGGTTTAACTGATGAAAATAGTAATAATATAGTAGATAAATTGCTTACTGAATATCCAGATAGTTCATATAATATTATAAAATGTGCTTTATTATCTATAAGAAATCGTTTTCAATTAATTAATAAAAATTTAGAAGCAAAAATATTTGCTTTTGAATCATATATAACACGTGGAACATTATTTTACTATAAAACTATTTTAGATGCTATAAAAACAAAAATTAAAAATAAAAATAATGATAGTTTTATATATTTACCTATTTTATTTTCTGTATTTTTCTATCAAACACTTTTTGAAAAATTATATAATAAAATTACAGATGAAGAAATAATTAATTTTAAATTATTAGATGATCATATTTTTTTAAATCAAACCATACAAAAAACAAATACTTTAAATAGTTTTGCTAGTTTATTTTATATTGAAATTAAACCTTTTTTAGACCAATATAAAGCAGCAGATTCTGAACAAAAAGTAAAATTATTTTGTAATATTAATGATTATTATGATGCAATTAAAGATTATAATACAAATAATAATGTTAAAATATATATACCAGAATTAATTGGTAAAAATTATAAACAAAATGGTAATGGTAATGGTAATGGTAATAATAAAGAAGTTGATAAAAGAGTTTTTACAATTAAAAATGAAAAATTAAAATCAAAATATGATATATTACAAATAACTACTGATACAAATCTTAAAACTGATAGTAGACCAGAAAACTGTCAACCTTTTCAATTAAATTTTAATAAAATATTTGATGGAACTAATTCACAGGTTATGGCTCCTTATATGGCAGCATCAAATGTGATAAATAATTATGAAGGTTTAATGTTATTTACATTTGGTTATAGTGGTGTTGGTAAAAGTTTTACAGTATTAGGTGATGATAAAAAAAAAGGTGTTTTACCGTCAATTATAAATTCTATTCAAAATGTAAATAGTGTAGATGTTAGAATTTATGAAATATATGGAATGGGTTTAAATATAAATAATGACAATTTTAATGATAATAAATATTTTAAATATATTTCATATCAATTAAATGATGAAATAGATATTGATAAAAATTCAATAAATATTATAGATAGTTTAGAAAATATTCAATCAAAAACATTGGAAAAAAATAATTTAAATAAATTTTTAAAAAATTTAAATAAAAAAGATAATAGTATAAATAAAAAAATTGAAGAAATAAGAGGAAAAATAAATAATAAAATTGAATATAGTACAGGTCAAATATATGACGATGGTATTAATATAAAAACAATTAAAAAAACAAAAAATAATCCAGATAGTTCAAGGTCAATTTTATGTTATGAATTAATAATTAATAAAGATGGTCAGAAAATTCCTTTTATTATTTGTGATTTACCAGGTAAAGAAAAAATAATAGATAGTTTTGGAAAAGAAGGTCAAGCATTATTAAAAATAAATAATAATAATAATAATGTAATAAATGATGAATTTTTAAATAATCATTTTAATAATATTTTAGAAAATATTAAAAAACTTACTGTAAATAAAAGTAACAAAATATTTAAAGATATAGATATATCTGATGATGAAATAGAAGGAAAAGAAATTAATGTAGGATATACAATATTAGAAGATGAAGCTGGTACAATGTTGGATACCAAGTTAGATGATGCTTTAAAAATACCAAATGATAAAATTAATATAACAAAAGAAAATATAGTAATAAACACTAATAATGATGATAATAATAATGATATTAAAAATTTAATTTATTATATTCCAAATTTATTAATTTTAAAACAAAAAAAAAAATCTGATAGTAAGTACGAACAAGTTTTATTAGCAAATGAAAAAAAATATACATTTAAAAATGAATTATATTTAGGTATTAGTGAAGATTATAAAGAATTTATTAATGAAATCAATGAAAATGAATATACTCAAACTCAAAACAATAATAATAATAATATTAAATTTAAACTTCAATTAAATAATTTTAATAATTTTAAACCATATTTTAATTATAAATATTTAAACTTTAATAAATTAAATTTAAATATAAATAATAAAATAGGTGGAAAAAAAACAGAATCATATTTTAGTATACCAATAGTAAATTTGACAAAATTAAGAGAAGACTCTAATATAGAATTGAACAAAATTAAGTTAATTAAAGCTATGAATAATGCAATTAGTTATAAACAAAGTAATGAAACAAAAATAAAACCACATCCAGTATTAAAATTAACAAAAATATTAGATGAAATTAATGATAATGAATATATAGGTGATTACTTAAATAATGCTGAAAAATGTTTTAGATATACAAAAGCCGCAGAAGGTATATTTATAAATGAAAATATTAATGGTATTATTCAATTATTATCTGATAAAAAAGGATTATCAAATAGTAATAATAGTCAAAATAATAATGATTATAAGGAAGAAAATATGTATTATAATGAAAAGATTAGTAATAATTCTTTTAATAATACAATAATATATGAAAAATTATATGATATATATGAAAAAAAAACTAATAATAATGCTAGTAATAGTGATAAATTAAGAAAAATAGATAATATGTATGCATTTTTTGTAGTAGCAAATATATCATCAAATGAAAGAATAAAACAAAAATTGATTTGCAATGCTACTAAAACTTCAAAAGGTTATAAAACTGAACAAGAATTAGGCTGGGTATGTGACCAAGAAGAAGTAGATAAAAAAAATAAAGAAAAAGAAGAAAAAGAAAAAGAAGAAAAAGAAAAATTAATCGAAGATATCAAAAAAAATATTGGAAATATAATAGATAATAAAGATAAAAATGTTTTTAAATTTTTAATTGACGGCCAAGAAAAAAAATTTACTATTTTATTAAAAATTATAAACAATTTAAATAGATTAAATAATATAAAATTTAAAATTATTAATGATATAAATAAAGTACAAGAACAAAAATTTAGTGGAACAAAACTTTTAAAAAATATGAGTGAAATAATTAAAAATAAAATAAAAATAGAAAAGAAAAAAAAAACATTAGATAATAGAGATTTAAAAACTTATTTAGACAATAAAGATAATTTAAACAAAATAAAAAAAGAATATATTGAAGAATTAACAAATAAAATATATGATGAATATATGGTAAAAGATAATACAAATACAACAGACAAAGAATTTTCTTCTAATAATAGCAATAATTCGAATAATAATAATTTTGAAAGAGAGTTATATATAAGAGAAATGTGTAAAACACAAATCGCATTGTTTAGAGAATTAGAAGATAAGATTAATCAGATTAATAAATCAGAAGAATAAATATTATAATAATAAATATTAGAACAATAAATATTAGAACAATAAATATTAGAACAATAAATATTAATTAAAATAAATGAAAAGAGATTTAACAAAATTTTCAGAAGATAATTTATTAATATGGATAGTTGCGTTTGCATTAATGGAATTTCCAATGAGATATTTTTTTTTAAATATAGTAGGTGGTAAAAATGTTTCTATCTGGTATAATTTTAAAGAATTTAGTGTATATAATGTAATTGCAGGTGATTTATTTTATGTTTTAGTAGGCATTATAATATCTTATCGTATTTATAAATATTTATTCAAAAATGAAAGCAATTTAATTAAATTTTTTATAGTATTTTTAGTTGTTCAAATAATAGGTGACTTATTATTTTATACAGTAATAAAAAATTATCCAAAAAATTATAGCAATCGTTGGATAAATTTTTTTAAAAATTATACAAAAAATGCAGGATTATATGCATTGTTTGGTGATAGTTTATATATTTTAATATGGACTTTAGTTGCAGTTTTAATAAAAGATTTAAACAAAGATATACTCTATAGCATCTTATTCACATTTTTATTCATTTTAAGCATTATTGATGAAAGCTGAAAATGTTAATAAATATTGGAAAAAATTTTTTGAAATATATATATATTATAGTGATAAATCTTTAAATCAATTTTCACAAAAATATATTATTGAAATGATTAATAGATAAGTTATTGTCTTTTATATATTGTTGAAATATTTCTCTATTATCAATATTTAGTTGCATTTTAATATTTGACCATTTATTAGATAAAGATAAATTATTGATAACATTAATTAAATTATATTCTGCGAGAACATTTTGAGGTCCGTTTTTATTGGTCCATCTATTTACAAAATCATTATCGATAGTTTCATTAAAAATTTTACAAACAATTGATAAAGAAGATATGTCTTTAATTTCTAAATTCATAAATATTATATCAAGAATATCTTTATTCAACAAAGTATTGTTATTATTCATTTTAATCTATTAAATTAACTATATTGAATTAATTATATTGAATTAATTATATTGAATTAATTATATTATATATAATTCAAATTTTTTTTACTATATATATATATTAAATTATATATATACTAAATATATTGATATTATATATATATAAAATGTTTATTTTTGAATATTAGGAACCCAATAAGTATATTTATTATCAGGTGTTTTTTCGTGTTTGATAGTATTTCCTTTAGGGTCAATTTTTCTGTTATAAACTAAAATTTTGTTATTCATTTTGCCACCAGCTTTTAAATTTTGATTAGCAACTTTTATAATAGAATGATATAATACGGATATATCTTTGTTTGTTAAACTTTCAATAGTACGAAAAGGACTTAATTTAGCATCATATAATATTTCACATTTTAAATAATTTCCTAAACCTGATACTAAATAATGTTGATTTAAAAGAATTACACAAATTTCATTTCTTTTTAAATTCTTGTTTTTAATTTCATTAATTTTTTTTTTAAATATTTTTAATGATAAATTATTATCATAAATATCTATTGCTAATTTTGAAATTAATTTATTATAGTCATTTTCATTATTAATAAAATAAAAAAAAGAACCAAACCCACTTGCATCCATAAAATAAAGTTTATTATATGGAGAATTACTATTTTTACTAAATTCAATAGTTACATGAACACTTTTGTTTTCTATATCAAAATTAGGAACTATAATTTTTTTTTCTCCATTTAATTCAGTTCTATAAATACCTTGTAATCCAAAAAAATTACAAACCCACCAATCAATATTAGTACCGTCTTTTGAATATTTAAAAATCATTAATTTACCAATTCTATGTACATCAATTAGTTTAAGAGGTAAATTATTATTAAATTTATTAAAAAGTTTTGGAGAACGTTTTGAATGTTTGCCAGAATTAAAATTATATTTAATTAATTTTTTATTTAAAAAATTTTTTTTAATAAAATCCTCTGCAATTTTAATTTCAGCTGCTTCTGGCATATTTTATTAATTTGATTATAAAAAAATTTAATTATAAAAAAAATTTTGATTATAAAAAAAATTTGATTTAAAATTTCATATAAAATTTTAATTATATTAGTTAATTTTAACTAAATTTAAAATGAATCGTTATGGCCATCCTTGGGATTTAGAAGAAGAAAATAAATTATTAAATTTAATTAAAGAAAAAAAAAATATTGAATATATTGCTGACTCTCATAAAAGAACAACAGGTGCTATTAAAGCAAGATTAAAATATATTGCTGTAAAATTATTTAATGATGATGAAAATATTGATAAAATAAAAACTATAACTAATTTATCTGAAAATGTAATACTTGAAAGTATTGAAAAATTTAAAAGTAAAAAATTACAAAGCAAAGAAAACGTAACATTATATCAAAATAGAATAATTGAATTATTAGAGGATAAACTAAAATTAGAAAAAGAATTAAATGATTTAAAAATAGAAAATTATAAATTAAAAAATTTAGTTAAATAATTAATTATAAAATATTAAAATTATTTAATAAAATGTATAATATATTAGAAAAGACATTTAACAATATAAAAATTAGTTTAAAGAATTATAAAAAAATATTATTAGATAATAATATAGAAAAAATAAAAGATATGGCTTTAGGTTATGTATTAAAGATGTTAAGAAATATTACAACAGTACACGATATAATGTTAGACGTAAAAAATAATTATTTAAAAAAAATTTATAAAGATAAAATATTAAATATAATATTTTTAGATACTAAAAATAATAAGATAGAAAAAATATATAATTTAAGTTTAATAAATAATTTAGATAAATTTGTTTGTGAAGTTCAAGAAAATAAAGATATAAAAGTTTTTATAGAAGGTAATCGTTATCCAAAATTAAATGAAATTATTAAAAACAAAGAAGGATTTTTATATTTTGAATTTTATGATAATATTAAATTAAAATATTTATTAATTAATTTAGAATATTTTAAAGAAAAGGATAATTATACTATAAATTTAAATAAATATATTAATGATTTTTATAAAATTGATCATAATACAATATTTAAAACAAATCAATATTTTGCATTTGATTTAATTAAAACAATAGAAAATAATGATAATAATATAGATGTTTTTAAATTAGACATTACTTCTATTTTTATTAATCAAAAATTATTTTTTCAAACAAATAATAAAATAAAATTAATTAATTTAATTAATTTAATTAAATTAATTAATTCTAATAAAAAAATATTTTTAAATTTTATAAAATATAATAATTTATTATTTTTTAATAAATTAAATAATATTTTAATAGAAAACAAATTAGATAAAACAGATGATTTAGATGAATATAAATTGATAATAACAGATAATAATTTAAATGATATTGTAATAACACAAAATGATTTGATATCATTAACAAATTAAAAATAAAAAATAAAAATTTATTTAAGAATATTTTTTAATTGTTAAAATGTAATATAATGGAAAATATATTAGAGATAAATAAAGAGAAGGATTTAAAGGATTATTATAATTTTTATTTTCATGATCCAAATTCTTTAAATTGGGAAAAGGAGACTTACGAGAGTTTATGTAAGATAGATTTTTTGGATGAATTATATGTTTTAAATTTTTTAATAAAAACAAAGATATCAAAAGGGATGTTTTTTTTGATGAAGAAAGATGTATTTCCTCAGTGGGATAATGATGATAATAAGGATGGTGGTACTGTATCAATGAAGGTACCAGAAAATGAAACATCATATTATTGGAATGAAATATCATTAAATTATGTATTAAATAATTTAATAAAAAAAAATAATGATACAGATAATTTAATAGATGAAAGCATAATAAATGGAATATCTATTAGTCCTAAAAAAAATTTTAGTATAATAAAATTCTGGATAAATGATAAAACAAAAATAAATTCAGAAAATTTAAAAAATTATTTTAAAATACCAGAAAAATATATAGGGGATTTAATATTCAAATCTCATTTTAATTAATTCATTTTTGTATTTATAATTAATTAAATAAATTAAATAAATTAAATAAATTAAATAAATTAAATAAATTAAATAAATTAAATAAATTAATTTTCATCATTAGTGTCAATTTGTGGAGATAAACATAATTTAATTTCGCCTAAACTAGCAACTGTATATTTTATAATTAAAGGATAATCATTTTTAAGATAAATTTCTGTATTATTTGATAAATTTGTACATTTAGTAAATAATACTAAATATTTAAGACTAAAATTACCTTGTATAATATTATTTTCTTGTTCATTAGTAATTTGAATGCTTTCATTATTTTTATCACTTAAGACGGTTTTTTGAGAACAAAAATCTCCAGTACAAGTTAAAATAAATTCAGAATTAACATTTTTAATTTCAACAAAATCTGCAAGATTATTCATATCTCTAATAATTTTTTGAAAATCATTAGAAGGCATTGTAATTACACTATTAAATACAACATCAGGTATTTCAAAATTTTCATTATTTAAATCTAGCAAATTAATTTTGTATGTAGTCTTTGTGTTTTTTTCAACATTCTCTAATTTTATATTAAGATGATTCAAATCATTTTCATACATAAATAAAGACAATATATCATTATTATTTATTGTTTTAATTATTTTATACAAATTTAACATATTAATTCCTATTGATATGTTTTTATTACATTTATAAAACTCAAATTTCTCTGCTAATAACTTTAAATGAACCAATATTACGTGTGCATTATCCATTGTAACTATTTTAATACCATCTGATGTTATCTCTAATACTGTATCGGTTAATAACTCTTTTAATGCTTCTGTCATACATTTTATTGCAGATGATTGAATTGTTTTTATTAAAAATATTTTTGTTCCATAACTGTCTATTAATTGTTCATCTATATCTGCATTTTTTTTTTCATCATTTTTATTATTATTTTCATTATTATTAGAACTCATTTTAATATCTTTTTAATTTTCTAAATTTTATTAGTAATTATTTAATTTAATAATAAAATTTTATATAAAATATTTTTATAAATATTTTTTAAATAATTTTAAATAATTTATTAATTAATTAATTAAATTATTTTAATAATTTTAAATTATTAATTAATATTTTGATTTGATAAATTTTTAATAATTATTGTTTTTCATAATAGATTGCATAAGGACATTTATCATATGGTAAAGTAGGTTCTTTTGGTATTTCTTGATAATTAAAGAAGTTACAATGTTTAAGATGATTTTTAGATAAATCAAGTTCAGGCATTATTTTACATTTATGATGTGGTGATGGTTTTAATTGGTCATTTGTTGGAGGAATATATTTAAAGGTAGGACATTTTGAATTAGTTTTAGTAATACCTAATAATTCATTTTCAACATCTACTATATTACTTTTAGTATGACTTACATTAGTACCACCTAATAATCCAAATTCTACTCTACATTTATTATTATGTTCAAAACGATTAGGGTCAACACTATATTTAAAAATATTAGTAGATTGTATAGCATCTAAATTATTTTCGATTGGTATTAAATTATTTGAAGACATATTTTTTATTAATTAAAATATAATAAAAATATTATTATAATAGAATTTAATTAATTAATTAATTAATTTAAAAAATATAAATATAATAAAGATAAAATGAGTTTTGCGAGTAGTAAATATGATGTTGAAAATTATCAAAGAGATTTATTTGCAACAATAGGTGCTGGTCATTATCAAACAAATTTACCAAGAAATGCTTGTGATGGTTGTTTTAGTCCAGAAACACGTAATTCAACACACGGTAATAGTATTTATGAAAATAGTTTAGTTGATGTAGATAGTGAGTTAATGGGTTTAAATGTTAAAAATTCAAAATGTCCAACAAAACAATATGATCCTGTTAAATCTAATGAAAAATTCGTTGAACAAGGAAAAACCCATTATGATGATTGCAAAGTGTTTACAGCTGAAAACACATTATTAAGTAATCCACCTTGCACTCTTCGTGGGACAGGATGGAATAGATGGGAATGGTTATGTCAAAATCCTCAAGACCGTGCTATTGTACCTTTTAATAGAGGTTTAGACATAGGTGCAAATACAAATTTAATGGCAAGAGATAATCATAGACCTTGTATACCTGAGCCAGTTAAACAGTCATTATCTCATCCTTCGAAAAGAAATATGAAAAATGTTGACCCAAATGTAGTAATGTTTTATGACCCACTTAGTAAATACCCGGTTTATAATAATGTTGATCAATATCAAGTAGCAACAGAGCAAAATTGGAAAAATTGTACTCAAATTTAATAAAATAATTTTTAAAACAAAAATAAATTGTTTTTTTCTATTATAATTATAAAAGATGAGTTCAAAAAAACACGCGTTTAAAATTGTTAAAATTGGCAAAAATATTGGGTTAAGCAAAAAAGACGAAAAAGATTTAATGAAATTTGTTGCCTCAAATCGTGATAGCTCAAGTGCCTCTAAAAAAGTTGCTTCTGCTATTTTTAGAAAACTTAAAAAAAAAGACAAAAAAGAAGGTAAAGTAATTAAATTTATCATCGAAAAACAAACACCATTAAAAGATGGCACTAAAACTCAACGTGCTTATACCGCTGTATTTACAACAGAAAAAGTTACAATTAAACGTGGTAGTGTTGAATTGGAAGTAAACAAAGCACCTAAAGTAGCTGCTTGCTTAAAAACAGAAGTTAAATAAATATTTTTTTAAAATATTTTAAAATAATATAATTTTATTATTTTCATAATTTAATTAATTTATAAATTTAAAAATTTAAAAATTATATTTTTAAATTAATTAGATAATTAAAATAATAAAATTATAAATATAATTTTTTTTAAATAATTAATTAAAATAATTAATTAAAATAATTAAATAATTTGAGTAAAGTTAAAATGAGTTTTTAAATAAATATTAAATATATTATTTTAATAATATAAATAATATAAATGGAGGCATTTACGATAGCAGGATTAGGTGCTTTAGGATATATG